CTCATTGTTAGTTAACTTGGGCTCACGTTTTTGAATTTCCTTTCTAGTGAGCCCAGTTTAAATTATGAGAAATCTTTTCGAAACATTAATTGATGTCGGCTCAGGGTTATTACTTTCAACCTTAGTGCAGCTATATATATTTCCCTATTTCGATATGTATCCAACCGTATGGGAATCATTCCATATTGCAGTAATATTCACGGCTATATCTATTTGCAGATCTTGGTTATGGAGAACATTTTTTAGACGAAAAAAATCTTGAAAAAAAATTTTTAATCCTATATATTTAACTTACTAACTTAGGAGAAATCATGAGTTATATGCTTTAGCTTGCAGTTTAGCGATTGCTCCCTGGACTGCAGGTTAAAGTTCAATCTCCAAATCCTTTTTAAAATTATCAACATAAACATTATCAGCGTCCATTATTTGTCTACGCTTATTCTCAACATTACGTCTCAATTCTTTTCTTAAATCTAAATCCGTTTCATCTTTAAGTCTTTGAAATAACTTATTATATTCATGCCATAAAAAATGTTTTCTTTTAAATTTAATGTCTCCATTACTTAATGCTTTACGGTAACGATATCTAACATTGTCTGGTTCCCATCCTGCCCACCAACAGATTTGTTCAAAATCTTTTGATCTTGCAATCCAATAATGTGCATCACACTTAGCTAGGCTAGCTTTACGATCTGCACTAAGAGCTCTAGTATCTTCAAATGCATTTAAGATTACATGCCTCCATAACTTCTGTTCATTGCAAATATGATTCTCTTCTACAATGTCTGCAGTTATTCTAATGCCCATAAGTTTTAACAAGTCTACTGAGTAGAGCACGATAATGGCCTTTCGATTTTTTAAAATTTAATCGAGTGGCGACCTCAAAGTGTTCGTGTACATCATCAATCAAAGTTGTGATGGCTGCGCCTTCTAAGTTTTCTTCTTCAATATGTTCAGAGATATCTCTAAAATCTAATTGGGCTTCTGCTTTAGTATAATTATCCGCCATCATTCGTGACATCCTGCTTGTAGTCGCTAAATTTGATGACGTTGTCTTTGCTCTTAGGAGGTGATGGTTTTTTAAATTTAGATAATGTTTTTTCAACTTCATCTAATTCTTTATCTATCTCCTCTAAAAATTCATCGTGGTCTTGGTGAAATTCATATATATCTGCTGCATCATTGAGAAAGCGTTGATCCATTTGGTCATAGCCATAACTAACACCATGAAGCATAGCAAAAATTACTGAACTTAATCTATTGTATTCTGTCTTTGAAAATTTTTTAGCAGCACTAACTAATACTTTTGTTAGATCAGTGATACCATCCGTTTTGTTTGCCATTAATATAATCCCACGCTACTTTAAATAATAATACTTGTTCTGCTTCTGATGATGAGCCGTTGACCGTGGTGCCTGATCCATTGCAAATAATACAAGATACAAACGATTTGTTTGAAGTCATAATATATCCCGTTCCTTTACAATCGGTACATATCTTGTGGTTGCGTAATAGTTTAGTCATATAAAAATTTTTGCTCTGTTGCAAGTCCTTATTATAAACTAACCAGTGTCGTGGGTACAAGGGAGGTGAGAAAATTTTTATGGCTGATGAGTTAAAAACTCTAAGGTAATCAGCCGTTACCTGGACGCTTTATTGCGTTTGATTAATAGGTTCAAAGTTTTTTATGTCTTCAAAAACTTTTTCTGCTTCAGCTTCAATCTCTGGAGAAGCATAAGGAATATCATTTTCATAATCTAAATTATTATGACCTTCACACAAGTCACCACGACTATCATAATTATGACATACCATATTTTTCAAAGTCAGTTCAAAGTAACCAAGCAACTTAATAACTTTATTTACTTCAGCTTTAGTAAATACAGGAGAACCATCTCCTAACACTGCCGTAAAATCTCTTGGCGATACTTGAGTTAAGCCTCTTAAAGTCATGCCAAACTTATGGTCGGGTTTTAAAAAAGTATCTATTTTATCTAATAGTACTTCTTCAAACATAAAGCCTTCACAATTTCTTAAAAAAGCTTCACTAATTTTTATTTTATTTTTCATATTAACCTCATGGTTAGTTGTTATAATTGACGTTATTGTCAACCGTTAAAAACATAAAATACTGAGATAACTATGCAAGTCTTTTTTTAAAAAAGTTACACCTCTTGATTGAATTATTCCCAATCACTCTCTATTTCAAAGGTCATTTGATAATCAAACTTAATTTCTTTTAAGTAAGGTTTAATTAAGTTCCAGTATTGGACAGTGGGATATGCAAAGCAATGATCCGATCTTAACCAATGATCAATAGTTGTCTTCTTAATTATATTATCTTCAACTAATTTTTTCTTGTCCAGATTCTCTCTTAAATATTTTAGAAACGATTCTTTAGGTGGTAGGTGTGGTCTCATCTTAAATTTTTCATCATAAGCATCTATTAAGTGTTGATTGTTTTTTAAATGCTCCATGGCTACATCCATAGATAATGTTTTCTGTACCGGTTGCTTAGACTGAGATCTATTTAATTTACCTTTTAATATTTTAGCTGCATACTTAAAACTATTGTCACCCTTGTCCATTGCAGTCGGAGTCCGATAAAACTTTTTTGATTGCGAGTCCGAAGATTCTTGCCATTTGTGGGACGATTGCGTTTCCGAGACTTTTGATTCTGCTTGCTCTATCTTTGTCCAATTTTCTGGAAATCCCATTAGGAACTCCACAAAGGTCGGATTCAATTTGCCACCAGGTTCTATTGGTTGATTTACTTTGTTTACTACATCGTTCAACTTCGCTCCGAACTTGGTTCCAGTGCCAACCCTCGTTACACTCCAACCTGATGAGTTCTGCTTCACTGTCTCTGGTGGTGCTACTACATCCATCTGACAACTGGCCGATGGTGTAGGAAACATTTGCATGTGTGCCGTTAGATTGTGTTGAGATGCTGCCTTCTCCCCCTTCCTTTTGATCAATGTCTCTGCATCCTCTTGTCCCGATGCTCTCGGTGTAGGATACATCTTCATCGTTTCCATATCCATTACTTCTCTCATATCCTTTGTTGGTCTCCCCGTTTGCACTTGCTCCGATAGACTCCCTGGAGGTATTGATGTCCTCCCTGTTTTTTTTCTCATCTCTATTCTTTTTCTCATTGCATCTGGACTCCGCTGCGAGATATCCATTGTGCTTGGAGTGAGCCACAATCCAGACTCTGAATCTTTGGTGCCAAGCACCGATGCCTGAAGCTGGTATAAGGAAACATTGGACTTCGAAACCTTCACCTTCCAAGTCATCTTGCACCTGTCTGAGGACCATGCCGTTTTGGAGGTTAACAAGTCCCTGCACATTCTCTCCAATAACGAACTCGGGTTTGATTTCTTTAATGAGTCTAAACATTTCTGGCCAGAGGTATCTGTTGTCATCTCTCCCTTTTTGTTTACCTGCAACGCTGAACGGCTGGCAGGGAAAACCTCCGACCACGATGTCTGCTTCGAATTCTTTTCCTTTGACATTTTTTATATCTCCTTCAATTGGTACGTTTGGATAATTCTTTTTTAAAACCTTTTGACAAAACTCATCAAACTCTACAAACTTAATTGTATCAAATATTCCTGTTGAGTGGAGGCCTAACGAGAAGCCTCCAATCCCAGAAAATAAATCTAAAACTTTTAATTTATTTTCCAATGTATTCTTTTCTACTAGCGTCTCTCATTTTTAAGAATTTAAATTTTGCTATCTTTAACATTCTTTCAAATAAAGACTCTGCTTTAAATGTCTTTACAACATTCATTATCTTACCATTCACTATAAATGTAAGTGTGTTGTTAGCATGATCTAGTTCTATAGTGAACAATTCTTTAGCTTTAACTCTAGTGTCAACTCTTTTTAGATCGTTCTCTGTCATCATTGTTATCTCCGTTTAAAAGTTTAGTACGAAAAGTTGCATTAGGAATTTTTAGTTTCCTTGCTTGATGATCTACATAGTCATTTAATAATTTAGAGATCATAGCTCCTGGAGCTCTAAACTTTGATTTGCAAAGTGATTTTAAAATTTTATAATCGGTAGCAGGAATTGCTACTGACTTCCATTTATTGATGTCCATCTTTGACCTCCATATCAGATGTGAGTACTAAAGGTTCTATTGTTTCTGTAATACCTAAAGCATCTTTGAGTCTTTTATTTTCTTCTTTTAATTTATCTATATTTTCTTGAAGTAACTTTAAGCTGCTTACTAATTTACTAAATGCATTTTGCATTTTAAGTAATGAATTTAATTCTCCTTCTGGCTTTTGACCTAAGGGTAGTAAGTTATCTGTTGTCATTTTGTCTCCTATTGTTGGTTTGTTTTTATTATGCTATCTTAAATATATGGGATGTAATTAGAAGTCAATGAAAATAATTTTAGTAATATATATTTGTTCAGTTGTAGGTGGTAGTTGTGCAAACCCTATACAAATAGGATCTCCTTATAAAGACTCGTTTGATTGCCATGTTGATGGCTACAAAAAATCAGTAGACTTATTAGAAGAAATGGGTAGAGATGAAGTAAATAAGTATGAGATATATACAAAGTTTACTTGTGAAAAATTATTAGAAACCTAATGCTAATTAAATTTATATTGTTAACATCATTTTGTTTAACTTATCCAAATGGAGAGACAAAGTGTGGACAATACCTTAGAGATAACCTCACAGATGCTTCAGAATGCAGATCTATGGCTAAGGCTATAGGTACAGCTCAAAAACGTAAGATCGAAGGACTAGGGGGCTCTATGGCCTCTTATGATGTATTTTGTTATGCTATTGACAGTAAAGGTATGGATATTGACCAAAGCTTTGAAATATCCTATAATATCTTATGACAGCTTATCGTATCAAAGCATACATGGGAGGTTTGCAAGTAAACCAAGTAGTTGAAGCAACCAATTGCAAAGAAGCGATATTGAAAGTGTCTGAACAAGTGGAGGACGGTAGTGCCGAAGTTATCAATGATGGCTTCACCGGTAATAAAAGAATCCACATAACATACGAGGAGATCGTAGATGTTAAGTAAAGAAAAATTGGAGTTACTAAAAAAACTTCAACACAAAGAGCATACTTGGTCAGCTAGTCTTATGACAAATGGAATATGTACTACTGACATGCTAAAAACTGAGAGTGAAATTAAATCTCTTAGAAATGAATTAAAGCACCAAGATGTTCAAGAACTCTTAGCTGCAACAGGCTAAGTTTTAGTAGTTTTTAAAAAACTAAACTTTTTTCCTAGGGATTCTTTCGGCTTTATAAACTCATAGTGATTAATAATTTTTAATAGTCTTTCTCTTTTTACAGTGCAATAAGGTAAAAATAATTTTGCTAGATGTAATGCTTTTTGATGTGAGCATCTCCATCTCCACTGATCGACTTTACCTAGTGAGCCCTTACCTATTCCTTTAAAATGAATACTACCTACTCTTACAATATCATAAAAATTTTTAATACAATCTAAATCTGTCATTGCAACTTCCATTGCAACATTCCATTTTAAATATGTTTTACCATTAGGTTTTTTACATTTATATTGTGCATAATTAATGTTACCCTCACCATCAAATAATCCTGCTGCGTAAGCTATTAAGTCTTTGTTATCATGAGGAAAATTTCTATTTAGCATCTCCCCAACTCTTTCCAAGTCCAACATCAACTACTGAAGGTACTTTAAATTCTATTGAGTCTTCCATAATAGTTTTAATATCTTTAGCATGAGCATCATCCTTTATATTAAAACAAAGTTCATCATGTATCTGTAGCATTGGTAAGTGTCCTGCATTGTAACAATCTAACATTGATTGTTTTGTTTGATCGGCAGAAGACCCTTGAATTAATCTATTCAAAGCTTTGTATGTATAGGCTCTCTTAATATTATCTTTACCATATTTTGCTACTGCATTATCAAATGTTTCGGCCTGGTGCAATCCAAAGTCTCTTGTTTCCCATTTATCAAACCTACACTTCCTACCTTTTTTAGTTCTTATCACACCCTTCTCATCTGCTGCTAACTTACACCTGTCAGATAATTTTCTAATAAAAGGTACCTTCTTATTATATTTTGTAATTAATTCATCTGCTTCATCCTTAGTAACTCCTAAGGATAAGGCTAATTTATTCTTACCCATTCCATACATAATACCTAAGCCAATAGTCTTAGCTTGTGTTCTCTCAATACCTACAAGATCTGCAACTGTTTGATGAAAGTCTGCACTGTTATCTTTGTATGCTTCAACTAATTCTTGAGATCCTGCATAACCATTCTCTCCAATAGATGCTGCATAATGCACAGTCATCCGAGGTTCTTGTTGTGAATAATCAAATGAGCCCCATTGATGGCCTTCTTCAGGAATAAATAGAGACCTAATCTTGGGACCTAGATCTTTGTTTCTAGCAGGTACTTGTTGTAAGTTTGGGTTACTCATAGATAGTCTACCTGATACAGTTCCCCCTAAATCAGATCTTAGTTGTTGTATCTCTCCATGAATTCTACCTTTGACCTGGTATCGAAGTATTGATGAGAGGAAGGTACTATGAAATTTATTTACCTCTCTGGCTTGCACAATTAACTGCGCTAGTTTATGTTTGTTATTTATTAACCAATTTTGTGTAAAGGAAGGCTCTTTTGTTTTTTCAGTTCGTGGATAATCTAATTTCATTTTGTCAAAAGCTTTGGCAATCTGGCGTGATGCCCAAATGTCTACTTCTATTCCTGATTCTTTTTGTATGGCCTCCAGTATTTCTTTTTCTTGGATCAACATTTCTTTTTTTAGTTGTTCAGCTAATTCCACTTGGACTCTCACTCCTCGTTGACGCATTTTTATTAACACCGGAATTAGTTGTTGTTCTAGATCCCAAACTGTTTCTAGACTTTGAGTTCTTATCTCTTGTTTAAATCTTTGCCATAACTTTAATGTCAACACTGCATCTTGCTCTGCATAATAACCAACATGTTCTGCAGGTAGCTTCCACATTTCTGCTTTAGGATCTATACCATGAGCTGCGGCAGCTTCTCTTAATTCTGTCTCTGCTTTTATTTCACCAAGGTAATCAACTGATAATGCATTTAATGAATAACTAAATCTATTCTCATCTATTAATGCTGCAGCTATCATTGTATCTACTATTGGTCCGTTGACCGTGATCCCTGATGCTTCAAGCCATCCTACATCGTACTGAGCATTATGAAATACTTTAGTACAGGGTAAGCTGCAAACTTTTTTCATATATGCTTTAACTTGTTCAGGTATCATATTACCACCACCTAAATGACCAAACGGAAAGTATCCTTGCCAACCATCAACGGCTACTGCAAATCCTACAATCTCTCCTTTACCTAAAGCCCAACCAGCCCCAAGCTTTTCATTAATACCATCGTCTCTAGTTTCTAAGTCAATTGCTATCTCAGTTGCACCAGATAGATCTTTATATTCTGATGGTGTGTTCCACATTGATTTTTTAAATGTTAATGTAAGTTGTAGTCCGTTCATTTTTTTTCTTCTTTCAAATGTTGTTTCTCTAGTTCACAGTAATGAATAATCTTATTTATATCTTCTATTGTTTTACCTTTGAATAAATATCTACATACATATTTAATAACATTTGCTTGAAAAGGATTGAGACCATTCTTTCTTATAAAAGTCCATGGTTGAATAATAAACGATCGGTAGTGATTCCCACCAATTTGTTTCTCATCTGCATCTTTAGCTTCATCAAACATTTTTTTATTTGTCATTTTTCTCCTGGACATAAATTAAATAGTCTGACCCAATTGGGTAGTTAAACTTATAGTCTGTTCTTAATAAATGTAAAGTTTTTCTTGCTCTTGTTGCACCGGTATACCAAACCTTACGTTCATCACTTTTTTCTTGTTTGTTTTTATTTGCATAGTCAGATGGATAGTTACCTTTACTATAAAGTACAACATGATTTGCTTCACCACCTTTTACACTATGTATTGTATCTATTGTTATTAATGGATCCTTATCTAATTCTTTTTGTCCATACCTTCTTAACAATCTTATAAAGTGTCTTACTTGTTTAGGTTTAAAGTTTCTTCTTAATATCCAATACCACGGTTTATTTTTTTGTGTATCTTCTAATGCTAAACCACACCACTCTTTTAAAGTTTGAAAATCATAATCTCTTAAGTCTGGTTCATTCCTCCAGAACTTATCTAATCTAAATGCAGGGTCATCAAGTTCTCTTATATACTTAACCATATTACGTGCTGCTCTCTTATCTATTTTTTTATTCATACTTATAGTTGTCCAAGCTTTAATAGCTTCCCATTGTTTCTGGTCAAAACATTTGGTACCCTTATTATCTTTGTAATA